AGCCAGTGTTCAGTGATCTCGGAACAAGGCTTGATTTACTCAATGCAGATCATCCGGCGGTAAAATATGTTCAATCTAGAGAAATTCCAAAAGAAAAGTATTGCAATTTTTATTACTGCAGTGATTTTAGTAGAATCATGTCTTCTTTCGATAGAGAAGGATCTAAGGAAGGTAGGCTCGTCATACCGTTCTATGACGAAAGCGGCAACCTTATTGGCGTTCAAGGCAGGATCATCGAAGAAAAAGCGCAAGAGAAAGCGATAAGGTACATCACCTTAAAGCGTGAAGGCGAAGAGCGTCTATGGTACAACATAGATAAAGTAGACGCAAGAGATACTGTGTATGTGACTGAAGGTCCGATTGATTCCATGTTTATTCCAAATGGAATTTCAATGCAGGGTGCAGGTTGGTTAGAAGATCTTCCTAAGAAGATCTCAAAATCAAAGGTTGTGTTCATATTTGATAATGAACCAAGAAATGTAGAAATTGTTCACTTGATTGGCAAGTACATTGAGGCTGGAAGAAATGTAGTAATCTGGCCAAATGAAATTGATAAAAAAGATATTAATGATATGGTGATGGCATTCGGTGAATCTATGACCATGAAACTAATAATCAACAATGTTTATTCTGGACTTAAAGCAAAAGTAAAGTATACTTACTGGAAGAAGGTTTAAATGGAAGATGAAAACGAGAAACTATCTGAAGAAGATATTTTAAAGGCTAGTGAAGCGTACATCACCTTTGTTCAAAGATTTGGTGAGTATGTAAAAGAAATGGACCCCGAACTATGGGGACGTGCTCGAGAATATGCAGCAGACTTTACAAAGATTGATGGCGTAAGAGTTGAACTTGTAGATATAGATGAGGATGAAGAAAATGACACAGACGATAACAATGTTTCCGGAGCAGACTAACCTTTCAGTACTTGATCATGGACATGTACAACTTATTGATTACATGGGTAACGATTTATCTGTAGTGGATGCTGCCCGTGTTTCATTTAATAAGCAGAGTGTCTATGGAACAATGGAAGATCACACTCCTCGTCCAGGTAAAGAAGAACCATATGAATCTTATCTACTGGATAGAGATGTAAAGTTAATTACATATCTTGCCAAGCATAATCACTTTACACCATTTTGCCATCCACAGATTAGTCTTCGTATTAAGTGCCCTATCTTTGTTCGTGCACAACTTGGTAAACATCAAGTTGGTCTTGTCATGAATGAAGTAAGTCGCCGCTATGTTACCTTTGAGCCAGAGATTTATGTACCTCTTTGGAGAAATGCTCCAACTAATGGAGCCAAGCAAGGTAGCAGTGGTGCGATTGAAGATCTTGATACTTGTATTAAATTACGTCAAGAATATTCTGGTGTTGCAAAAGAATGTTTAGATATGTATAACCGTCTATTAGCAGATGGTGTTGCACCAGAACAAGCACGATCAATTTTACCACAAGGTACATATACAGAATTTGTATGGACTGGTTCACTCTATGCATTTGCAAGAGTTTATAATCTTCGTATTGACACACATGCCCAATGGGAAGTGCAAGAATTTGCTAAAGCAATTGACAAATTAATTGCTCCTCGTTTCCCAGTTTCATGGCATACTCTAACAACTAAATAAGACACCCACTAGGAGTTCATTTTTATGGCAGATGCTTTATCACCGTTTCAATCTTTTATTTTTATTTCCCGTTATTCTCGTTGGCTTCCTTTACAAAATCGCCGCGAAAGTTGGGATGAATGTGTAGACCGTTGGTGGAATTATTTCACCGATAAGGTTCCTACTTTAGCCGAGAGACCTGATGTCAAAGAAGCAATTTTAAATCTTGAAGTTCTTCCTTCCATGAGAAGTTTGATGACTGCAGGTATTGCTCTTGATCACGATAATACTTGTTTGTATAACTGCTCATATCTTCCAATTGATTCTATTGAATCATTTGCAGAACTGTTCGTCATTCTCATGAATGGAACAGGTACCGGATATTCTGTAGAGCGTCAATACACCGATAAACTTCCAACTGTTGCTAACAAGATTGTAAAGAATTTTGATAAGGTAATCGTTGTTGAAGATTCAAAGGAAGGTTGGGGGAATGCTCTCAAAACCTTATTCGATGACCTCTATTCCGGTAAACATCCTAAGTGGGACTTGTCAAAGGTTCGACCATCTGGTGCACGACTCAAGACTTTTGGTGGTCGTGCTTCTGGTCCTGCTCCGTTAGACAATTTATTTAAATTTTTGGTCAAGGTCTTCTATAATGCACAAGGACGTAAACTTTCTGCTCTTGAATGCCATGACACCTGCTGTGCAATTGCCAATGCCGTAATCGTTGGTGGAGTGCGTAGATCCGCTATGATTTCTCTGAGTGACCTGGGAGACCGTGAAATTGCCATGTGTAAGTCAGGTGCATGGTGGGAACAAGCTGGATTCCGGTCTTACGCCAATAATTCAGCAGTTTATCGTGGTAGACCCCCCATGGGACAGTTTCTTGAGGAGTGGACCTCTCTGTACAACTCCCACAGCGGAGAACGCGGCATGATCAATCGTAGGGCTCTACAGGAGCAAGCAGCTAAGTGGGGACGGGATGAAACCTGCGAATATGGTACTAATCCATGCGCAGAAATTATTCTAAGACCTTTTGAATTTTGCAATCTTTCAACGGTGGTAGTTCGTATAGACGACACCGCAGCAAGCCTAAAGAAGAAGATTGAAATTGCCACTATTATTGGGACTGTGCAGTCTACTTTTGTGAAATTTCCTTATCTTCGTCCTGAGTGGAAGAAGAATTGTGAAGAAGAAAGATTGCTTGGTGTTTCCATGACAGGAATTTTTGATAATAAACTTACCAGTGGTCTTGAAGGTAAGCCAAAACTAGTTCGACTTCTTGAGAATCTTCGTGACCATGCAACGGCTACAAATCTCAAATGGGCAGAGAAGTTGGGTATTAATCCTAGCAAGTCAATCACTTGCGTCAAGCCAGAAGGCACTACTTCTTGCTTGGTGGATTCGGCTTCGGGTTTACATCCACGCTATGCGGATTATTATTACCGCAGAATTCGTCTGGACAAGAAAGATCCTTTATATAACTTGATGAAGGATCAAGGAGTCCCGTGTGAGGATGATGTGATAAACCCAACTTCTACTGCCGTATTTACTTTTGCAATGAAGGCTCCTCGTGGTACTGTGACTACAGAAGATCTTCGTGCACTTGATCATCTTGATCTGTGGAAAACATATCAAGAGCATTACTGTCATCACAAGCCTTCCATTACCGTTAACTATAAGGATAGTGAATTCCTTGAAGTTGGTAATTGGTTGTGGGAGAACTTTGATATGGCAACAGGTATTGCATTCCTTCCTGGAAGTGATAATCATACATATGCTCAGGCACCGTTTGAGCAAATTGATTCTGCAACATATGCAGCACATCCAAAGGTCAGGGTTAACTTCAATGATCTGATGAAGTATGAATCAGAAGATAACACAGAAGTCGGTAAGGAGTTTGCCTGTAGTGCAGGTGGATGTCAGATAGTGTAAATCACGTTCTTCGGTAGCTCAGTTGGTAGTAGCGGAAAGCTGTTAACTTTCATGTCGCTGGTTCGAGTCCAGCCCGAGGAGTTTTAAAATATGTAATAATTAATCCCCGCAAGGGAATTTTTTATTATAAATATTTTAGGCAGAGGTGATGGTTAATCCTCGTAATCCTTTTGGAGCCATTCGAAGTATACTCCATCGTATTACTAAGGAACCATCATCTCTGACCGAGGTATAAATATAGGTAATATATGACCATTGATAAACATAATTTTGCAAACAGATTTATTCCTAAAACACCTCAACAAATAAAAGAGGAAAAGACTTTAGAAGAAAAAAAACAAAAACGAGCAGAGCAACTTGTATTTTTAGAGAATTCAAAACCTCTTTCATTTTTAAATGAAGATTTAAAAAGAGCTACAGACAGATTCTTTAATGTTAACGGAAATAATCAACCAAAACAATCTATAGAACTAGAACAGCCTATAGAAAAAAAGCATCTATTAGAACAATTAAAAGTAGCCGATCCTCTCGTTGTAGTAGATGGTAATATCACAATTGATAATAACAAACTACTCAATTTAATATCAAATCAAACAGAAGCTATAGTACAAACTACTTTTGATAAGATTAATAATTCAAGTAATGCGGCTCAACTAAGTCTTGCTGGTGGTGGTGGAGGTGGTGGTGTTGACGTTAGTTTAAATGGTGAAAAGTTTAGTCGTAATCCAAGTACAATAAATTTTGTTGGTGATAATATTACACTTACCAAAAGAAGAAAAAACATTGATGTTGGTGTTACATCAATTATTGCTGAAGATCCAACTATAGATTTTGCAAGAGAATCTACTATATTAAGTCTTTTACAATATGTTAATAATATTAACCAAACAGTAAATAGTTTAGTTGGTGTTGTAGTTCCTCTAAGTTATCCTGATGGAATTGGTGGAACTGCTGGTTATTGGAGTACGCTTTAATGTATTATAAAGACTATGACCCAACAATTCATGACATTTATCTTTATGGACCTGGGAATGTAGGATATCCAATAGGAGTAAATCCAAATAGTTTAATTTATGGAGCTTCTGCAGATTTTGCTTCTGTATTACCTCGTTACAGAGCATTTACAGGTACTGGACCAATTCCAATTCCTCCGGGAGCTGGTGTAACATCATTACCAAATTATTATAATATAAAAAATAATCCATTATATGTTATTGTAGGTAATAAAACTCTAGCAGGAAATTGTCATTATACTGCAAATATGAGTTCTGATTCATTGGTTAATTTCTTTAATGCCTACGGTAAATATACAGGAACCACAACAGCATATCCGGCACTATCGATGACTGCTTGGAATAATGATTTATCTGGATTTTGTTCTTATGGACCATTTACCGGTATGTATAACTGTGTTCCACTCAATCAAATAACTGGATCAACTTTATATGCTAGACCCAGATACTTTAGCGGATCACCAGAAATTCCTGGTTTTGCTACTGGTGCAACTTTTTATCAAATTTTAAGTGACGATTGTGGAATTTTTGATTTAATTGGAGATGGACCCACCTTTAGTCAGCCAATAGCAAAAAAAATTAGCCCATCTACATTAGTTCAAGAATTGATTGAGCAAGGAATGACTGCAGAGTATAGTACCTCAATTCCAACTACAGGTCATTTTGAACTAACTATTCCTTGTATAAATGTTTTTATATGGGACGGTAATGATAAAATTATACCTGTATATAAAATGAAATTTGGTTATGCTTATTTGTATCCAGATGCTGATCAATATCCTAAAGTTTCTCCAATTACTTATACAATTTTATTAAATACACCAGTTGATGGAGAAATAATATATGCTATATGGGTAGGAGATTCGTCTGGTCAACTTCTTTATATGAAAAATAATTCTTTATATTTTTTGGGAGGATTATTTCAAGGCGGTACAAACTATGCAGTTGGAATGCTTTATTGTGCAGATAGTTTACCTTTATATAATTTTTTACAAAATAGATTAGTTGATAAAAACCATTATTCTACTCCTTTTCATCAAGAGGTATCTCTGGCTACTAAAATTAATTTTAATACTTTAGAAACTACTCTAAATAATTTTAATACATCAGTAAACTCTTTATATCAAAAATGGACAACTTAAAATATGACATATGCTCCTACTCAAATTCTTGGACCAATTATTCCACAGTCAAATGGTAGTTCAACTGCTTTACCAGGTGTAACACAATCTGGTTTTTTTGGTGGTGCGGTAGTCTCGGGATCTGGTAAGTCAAGAGAATTATATACACGTGCCCCATATGGTTCTAATCTTTCGGGTGTAACATCAGAGTATGCATCACACATTTTTTTAAATAATGAGTTTTTGTCTTTTGGTGTAAATCTTATTTCTGGATTTGTTCCAAACTATTATATTGATGTATTTAAAAATATAGAACCAACTTTTATTGGTGCAACAGGTTCAGTGTCTTTACCAGCAACTAGTGGTATTCAAAAAGGTCGTTGGGAAATTATAACAATTTCTTACAATAAGCAAACATTTTTAACAAGTCTTGCTGGAGCCACTGCGGAGGCTATAACTTCTTTAAATGTTGTACACGATATTGTTCCCGGAAACCAAACTATAACTGCTGAACATATTTACTATAGAAAAATTGGAAATGTTAGTTAAATTCCAATGTACCATATGTTAATAGGAATTGATTATTCTATAACGTGCCCATGCTTATGTTTATTTGATGAACGTAAAACATTTAAGTTTGATAATTGTTTTTTCTATTATCTTACTAATACTAAAAAATATGCTGATAAGATTGCACCAAATATTACTGGTGAATCGTTTCAAGAATATGTACAAGATGTAGATCGGTTTGACACCATATCAGAATGGGCAACCAATCTTTGTATTGGTGCTGCAGATGTTGGAATGGAAGGTTACGCATATGGTGCTAAAGGTAGAGTATTTAATTTAGCAGAAAACATGGGTCTTCTTAAATACAAGCTCTACAAGCATGCGATTCCTGTAACCATTGTGGAGCCAGCAAAGGTAAAGAAATGCGCCACAGGCAAAGGTAACGCTGATAAACAGGTAATGTACGATACCTTCAGCAAAGAAACAAACACTGATTTAAAATCAATGTTTAATCAGAAAACTTTAAGCAATCCTGTTACAGATGTTATTGACAGTTATTATGTTTTAAAGGCTTTGATAGAATCTAAAACTTAACGAGCAATTCTTCCAGCATTCATACTTGCACTTGCATCAAGTTTGGCATGAAATCTTTTTGGAACTTGACCACTTCCTTTAATTCTATCAATTACATCTTTAAATTGACTTCCAACAACTTTCTTGGGAGTCAAGGTAGCATCGATTGCTAAAGTTGGTGTACTTGCTTGCCAGTCTCTTTGAACCTTTTTCTTCTTACACTTTGGACATGCTTTCTTACATGGAATTTCTCTATCAGATAGAGATAACATTTCATCAAAGGTATGGTCACATCCATTACATATAAAGGCGTAGTTGGGCATTATTTTTTCTTTCTAAAGGTAATTAGCATGTTTTCAAACAAGAATCCGTAAGAAGGTTCTTTTGGTCTACTAATGAGTTCCATGTTAGCTTCTTTGACAGATCGATTGCCTTTAAATAGATTACATGCTCTACATGCGGCTACCATATTCACCCAAGAAGATGCTCCACCTTTAGAAGTAGGAACAACATGGTCAATAGTAGCATCTTTGTTATTCATCTCTTTTCCACAATATTGGCAGCAATAGAGATCTCGTCTTAAAATATTCTGCCTAGATGCAGCAGCCTTTTTAAAGGGTAACTTGACATAATACTTTAAAATTAAAATTTTAGGAATTTTAATAGTTTTAGATACAGAGACAACTTCAATAAATTCATCTGAGGAATCTCCCCAAACTTTGTCTCTGGCTATTAATTTGTATGCTTTACTAATGGTAATGATATTAAGGGGTGTACTGTCTTGGTTTAACAAGAGGACCTGTTTATTCATACCTTTTAAGTATTTATAGAAATCTAAATATTTCATAGCCATGGATAATAAACAAGATCGTAATTTTTATTGGAATATTAAAGATTTTATGAGTAAACCTCATAATCCTGTAAGTACTCAAACAAATACAAAGAGTATTAAAGAAAGTATTAACGGTATTCTAAATCAGAATGCTCTGTACAAAACAACAAACTTTCAATCTAATATTACATCAGCTAGTCATATTAGTCAAGCAATTAGTGCCGTTGAAAGAAATAACCAAAAGGGTACACCAGATAATATTGGAAATACTAAAAATATTACATCCAATCCATTTGGAATGGTGAATGAAGGAATCTTTGATGATATTGTTGGTGGTTTTAAAAGCTATGGTAATGCCTTTGTAAGTGGAATAAAGGGAATAGCTGAATTAGGACATGGTAATGCTCTTGGATCAGGAGAAACAACTCAATATTCTAATCAACAAAGACCCGAAACTCAGGCTCAAGCTCAACAACAGAATATTAATGTTAAAAATAGAGCTGCAAAAACTTTAACTCCAGAACAACAAAAATTTGAACAAAGTGCATCGGTTCCTATAGATCCTACAATTAATCCTACTAATAATCCTGCTCCAACTAATCAAACTACACCAAGTACAACACCTACTGCAACCACACCACCTCCACCACCACCACCGCCTCCACCACCATCGGATACTCCAACTCAACCTGCTCCTGAAACAGAAGACAGTTCTGGTGATGATGTAAGTGATAAAATTGCTGCTTTAAGAAATGCAAGAGGCCTTTCTGTTCCATCTCGCACATATCGTGGAGCAAATAAATCTAGTAATCAATCAGAGGTACAGAGTGCAAGTAGAGCTCGAAATAACGCAATCCGTGATGCTAATTTAGCTTTACGCTCTACTCCTGAAGGTGAAAAAGCATTCAGACAAGAAAAAGCAAAACGTTCAACAACTCAAGGTAATATAAAACAATCTGATATTGCTTTACGTTATGCAAAACCAGGGCAACGTGTTGCAGATACACAGAGTCCGGAAGAAACAGCAAGAATAGCAAATGAATTTGTTGCTTCACAAAAAGAAGGTAGAAAACCAAATTACCAAGCAACAACCCCAGCTCCAGCTGGAACAATTCCAACTCCAGCAGCACCGGCTGCTGAAGAACCAGCACAACCAGGATTTGATCCATCCAAAAAACAAGTTAGTAACAGAGATGGAACTATTCGTACAATAAACCCAACCCCAGCTCCAGCTGGAACGATTCCTACTCCAACTCCAACCGCTTCAACTGGAACCACTCCTACTCCAGCTCCAGCTGGAACAATTCCTACTTCTGCTGCTCCCGAGGAACAAACCCAACCAGGATTTGATCCATCCAAAAAACAAGTTAGTAACAGAGATGGGACTATTCGGACAATAGAGGAACCCACAGCTCCAGCTTCAGTAAAAATGCCAAGTAAAATACCAATGATAACCAGAGAACCAGTTTCTGCTGAAAAAAATAAAACCGTTAATTCAAAGATTTCCAAAATGACCGCAGCTCCCAAAACTTCATTAGCATAAAATCAATTATAAATACCTTAAAGGAACATTATTATGGACTACATTACCAGATTATATCGCAGCAAAGCCGAACAATTACAAGAACAAGTTAATTTTTTAGAAGCTCAATTGCAACACTTAGCAGAATTTCGTGGAGATGATGTTAATTTTTCTGGTACTGGACAAGGACAACCAACTGTTAGTGATGAGCAACTAAAAGATCAAATGCACAAGCATAAAAGAACTGGATTCTTTAATTCAGAGATTGCAGACGATAAACAAAGTCAAGAATATAGAGATGCTAAAGCTGAATTAGAGCGTAGAAGTAAACCAACAAAGCCAGATACTCAATCTCAAATAATTATCAGGACTCCACCTATGTTTCCTCAAGCTAAAGCTCCAGCAGCTCCAGCTAAAGCTCAGCCCAAGGAAAATAA